TAAAGCTAGTAACATAACTATTTCCATAAAAAGGAAAAGTAAAGTCAAGAGGTACTTCAACCCAACTATCATCCGCTATCTGATGCTCAATTATCTCTGGATCAGACCAAGAGGATAGCGAACAAGATAACGCTAATAATGCCGCTAACCAATTTCTCAAGAAATACTCCTCTATCCATATTTGCTGTTTGTTCTTTCTTTGGAATCTTCTTAGGATTCAATCTCCATTCTGCTGTAGCTTCTTGTCCAATCAATCCTTCACCTGTAGTAGATGAGAAAATCGGACAAGGCGTTCCTGCAAATTTCATCGCATCATATGTATTTCTATTTTGGCACATTAAAGCAACTGCTGCTACTTTCATACCCATATCATATAATACTTTAGCGTTCTTTAATCTTACACAGTTCTCATCATTGTAGACTTGACCTGTACTTATACCTATTATTTGTGTTTGTACTGCTCCTGCTACACCTACTGTACATAAGTCTGAATTACTAGCATTTATGCTAGGACTAATTGCACTAGGTGGATTAGTTCTAACTGTAGACCTAGTAGTTGAATTACTTGTTACTGTGCTGTTAGCTGTGCTGTTAGTAACTATAGGGTCTGCTGAATGAGCAACACCTACTAAAAATACTAATACTATTAACCCAGCTATTAAATTGTTACGCAGTCTGTTTGACATCAATCGTATACTATTTAAAAGGTTTTCCAAGAAACCACATACTAAGAGAATATCTAGTTCCCTTTGTTACTGGTGTTATTTCGTGAAGTAAGTAGCTAGGAAAAAAAGTTATCCACCCTTTCTTTTGTTCTATATGACCAGAATTATATAAAATTAAATCACCGCCCTCAAAATTATCATTTAAAGGCATAATCATAGACAGTTTACGAACCTTGTTATGAAGATTTTTTTTTGTTGGAAGTATCATTTTTTCTCCTTCTGTACCCATACTATCTATGTGTTGTTTATGGAAATCACCAACTTCATATTTTGATATCTGGTAAGACTCTGCCGAAGATATTTCAAAATTCCATTTTGCATTTTGATTTGCCCTAGTCATAAATGACCAGACTAAATCATAAATAAATTGTTGGTTATTAAAAAAATTATTTCCTGTTCTTATATTTTCAGAAGAATGACTAGCTGTAACTGGGTTCATTCCAACATCAATAAAATTATCAACAGCAGTATCAAGAATAGTTTTACAAATTTTAGAGTCAAATCCTTTTTTAAAAGACCAAGAAGGATTGCCAGAACATTCATTAGTAAACTGTATAATACTCATAATTAATATTTATTTAATAGGTGCACCAAGAAACCAACTTACTAATGAATATCTTACACCCTTTGTTACAGGTGCAACTCTATGTTCCATACCTGTTGTAAAAAATACCATACTTCCTGCTTTTAAATTAACTGGTATATTTTTACACTTTCCTTGACGGTAACTACAAAATTCAAAACCACCACCTTCAAAGTTATCATTTAATATTAAAGACATACTTATCTTTCTAACCTTACCGTGCATAAAAGAATTTTGTGGCAAGTCATAAGTCGATAAACTATCTGAAATACCATCGGTGTGCCATCCATAAAAGCCATCTTTTTTGTAACGAGTTATCTGCATATCTTCAGCAGCGCTAATATCTAAATTCCAACTAGATTTTTTATTAGCTTCTAACATATATAGCCAAATTAAATCATAAAGCCATTGTTCAGAAGTCCAATAAACATCACTTATTCTAACTTTAGTATCTTTTTTGTAATCATCCTTTTGACCTGCATAGATTTTTTCTTTAGTTGAAGCAACGGTAGAGTCTACCCATTTACTTTTGCCGAGGTTTTTTATTCTATTACAAGTTTTTTTATCTATAACTTTATCAAAAATGCACCATTCATTAGTAAACTGTATACTCATAATTGATACTTATATCTAACTTAAAAAATTCTTTAAGTAGTTTCTACCCAATTTGTTATTGATTCATCCCAAGTATAAAACTTTCCGTCTGCTGGATGAGCTACTGGTGGGTTCCAATCATTTTTATTTTCATCTAGTATATAAGATGGATGTGGTTTAGGTGGAACAAAAGCCTCTCTCGCTGCATCATAAGAAAAACCTATGCTTGCAGTTGAAGATTCTATCCAAGTTCCTTCTTGTCTATCAATAAAGTCTTGTTCAGATACAATTACTTTGTCTACTATTCCATCAATTACTTTTGCATAATTTGCCATATTAACCACTCACCCTATATCGAATAACAACAACACCATTACCACCATCACCCGGCCCACCTGCATCACCGCTATTTGGATGTGTAGCACCAGCACCTATTGCTATAGCGTATGTCGTTGCTGTAACAGATTTACTTGCATTAACTAATACACCGCCAGCTCCGCCTCCACCGTGACCAGCTCCGTAGCCATAATCAGAAGCACCACCACCGCCACCTAAACCATCTGTACCATCAACACCATTTAATGGGTCACCTACACCTGCACTAGAAGGTGAGCCTCCAGCTCCTCCTCCTCCGTTTCCACCAGCTCCACCTGCAACAGAAGTATTACTAGAACCACCACCGCCACCACCACCATAATAGATGTTAGAGCCAGTTTTATAAGCGTTTTGTATTCCAACACCACCAGCACCATTAGCTGATGCAGAAGCATTTCCACCTGCACCACCTGCACCACCGCCACCACCGCCTGCAGCATTGGTACTAGTGTGTTGATTACCACCAGCGTTGCCTTGTCCTGCTGTACCAGAACCACCATTAGCGTATGGAGAACCAGCACCACCACCCGAACCACCATTGTGTCCTGCTGGAGAACCGGGATATGGGCCTCCACCACCACCACCAATAGCAGTTAAACCAAATCCAGTAGTATTTGCTCCATCAACTCCATCTTTATAACCAGCTAATACATAAGCAGCACCAGAGCCACCACCAGCAACAAGCATCACATCAACAATAGCATCTTCTCCAAGAGTTGTTATTTCAAAATCTCCAGAAGATGAAAATGTATGTGATTTAAAATCACCATAAGTAGCAGTTGTGCCACCAGTTGCTTCTGTGTATACTGTGCCCCCACTAGGATTAGCAGAACCAAAGCCTAATACTGTATATCCAAAACTCATATAATCCCCTTACGCATCTGTTAAAGCATCTGTCGTATAGAATATTTTAATTCCATGTAGCCTAGCATCTCCAGCCATAGCATCTCCAGATACATCTCTTCCAATTCTAAAATAACATAAATCATTATCAGCAGGTGTACCTGCAATAGTAACTGCTCCGCTTTCTGCTGATACTAATAATTCTTCAACTGCTCCTTGTGCGTTATCTGTAACAACTACTGCTGTTCCATAAGCAACATCAATAGTTTCATTGTCATTCATTGCCACACCTTGTACTGACCAATCACAATCAGTTGTTGCAGCTATGCCCGACCAAAATACTTGAAAAGTAACTGTTCCTAAGTTCCACATTTTAGGAAAGGCTACAGAAAATTGTGCAAACTCATCACTATCTTTATCAAAATCTAAAACATTCATATCAGGTCTACCTGAAGTTGTTTCAACTGTTGTTAAAGCAGAGCAACCATTTGATGTAGTTGGAGTCATTGCTTGTGAAGGAACCCATATAGTATTTTTACCAACCAAACCAGTTGTTTTAGCGAGAGTAACTTGTGCATCTGCTATGTGAGCAGTATCTATACTTCCATCTGTATAGTGTTCTGAATCAATTGCATCATCTGCAATTTTAGCACCTGTTACTGCATCGGCTGCAATCTCTGCTGTACCAACTGCATTATCAGCTAAGTGTTCATTGTCAATACTAGCTGCTGCGTAGTGTTCAGAGTTTAAAACATTATCTCCAATTTTAGCTGCGGTTACACAATCTGCACCTAAAGCAGTAGCATCTACTGAACCTGCTGCATAATGTTCTGCATCAATTGAGTCTGCTGCTATGTGTTCTGAGTTAATACTATCATCTGCTATCTTTGTTCCGTCTACAATATCTGCTGCTAAGTGAACTCTGTCTATTGAGCCATCAACATATTGGTCAGAGTCTACAGAGTTAACACTCATATGAACTAAATCTATACTACCATCTACATATTGAGGACTGTCTACCGAGTTAACTGACATGTGAGCCAAGTCTACTGCTCCGTCTGCAATCTCTGCTGAGTCAATTGCATCATCTGCCATCTTAGCATTTGTTACATTTGAATCTAAAATCTTAGCTGTTGTTACTGCGTTGTTAGCTAGTTCAGCTACAGTAATAGCATTGTTTGCTATATCTTCTGCAACAATAACATCGACTCCTAGTTTTGCTGAAGTAATTGCGTTGTCTGCAATATGTGCTGTAGCAATTGAACCGTCTACATAGTGTTCGGCTCGTATAGAATTGTCGTGTAAAACATTGTTGATGGTTACTTTCTTAGAAGTACCACCATCATTAATTAATAATTCCTCATTACCGTCTGTAGCGGTTAATGCGGTTAGTGCTGATACTTTAATTTGTGCCATTTTTTACTCCGCTATTATAAATGTTGATGTTTCGTTTAGTACATTTGCATTTGGGTCTACCCTTGATTCATCTACTAGATAGTTACCATTTTCTAGTAAAATTTCTATTGCAGTTGTTTCTGTAGGGTCAAAATCTCGCATCCATTGCCTTCTATTCTGCAATGTAGCTAGTGCTTTTTGTTGTTTCCAATACATTCTTGCCATTAGATTCTTACCCCAAATTGTTTATTTCGTTTAGCAACTAATCTTAATAATCTTTCACGCTCAACTTTTAATATATCTTCTATTGATTTAATACTAATAGGTGCAGATTGTTCATGTATTTTAGTTGTAAGTGTTTTCCCTGTAGGCTCAATATAAGACGATGATTTTGCTTTAATTTCTGAATCACTTGGTGTTTTTGTAGAAGCATGAGTTGCATCATATGTACCTTTAGGTGCTTTAGAAGATTCTTTATGAGCAGATAAGCTAGTACCACTATAAGTAGGTGCTTTAGAATCACCACTAATAGATTCTAATTCTTCTTGTGGGTCTAACATATCTTCAAACATTGTAAGTAAAGTATCTACTTCATCTTCTGGTTGTTCATCACCTTCAAACATAAGTTTATTGTGGTCTAGGTAATGTTCTAAAGTTACAAAGTCATCACTATCTTCATTCATGTCGTGATACTCTTTTTCATAAGTAGCAGACAAGAGTTGACTCCATACCTCAAGTACCTTTGCTTTTATTCTATCTAACTCTAAGCTATCTGTAGAGTTATGGTCGCATGTGTCTTTAAATATGTCCACTAAATTTATCCTTATATGTGCCGTTTTTAGTTTCGCTAATGCGTTTGCGTTCTCTTTGATTCCATTGTGTTGATTCATATCCAAACGATGGGCGTATATCAGTATTAATAGTCATAATAACCTCACCCTTACTACCGCACTCTGGACATTTTTTCTTTATTTCTCTTTCTTTATATGAACATAATTCTTCAAATACATGTCCATCTTTACATTCGTAATCGTAATAAGGCATAACTTTTTCCAATTAATTCAGAATAACCCCCTCGTTAGAAGGGGCTACAGCTTAATTAATTAAGCACCTGGAACTACAAACGCAACACCAGCATCGTTACGAAGTTCTGCAACTCCATAAAGAGTATCAGCAGTGAACAAATCACCTAAATACTCCTGCTTATATTGTGTTTGACTTCTTACGCCAACTTGTTCCGCAAGGACTAAAGCGTCTTTGTGAAATAAGCAACCAACTCTATCAGTTGCTGTATCAGCAGTAGTAGTAGTAGGACAATTAGATGAGATGTAAACATCAACACCATAAATCATACCAATCTTGCCAGTCTTAATTGCTTCACCATTACCAATGAACTGTTGCTCTGTGAATCTGTTGATTCCAAGCAAGTCATTCGCTGCAATTGGTGGCATTACGATATAACGATTGTCCATAGGAACATTCGCATTATCTAGTTTAAGAATCATTGCTCTGATTCCTGCATCCGTAATGTCTGCTGCGTTAGAAGAGTTACCAGTATAGAAAGCTGCACCAGTTGAACCGATGTATGCTTTCTCCCAAGCTGCTGCATCTGCACCTGCTACTGTTCCGCCTTGAAAACCTTCCCATAGTGTAACTAGGTCAGTGTCCACCTGCGTTGCCAAAGCAAAGCCAGCATCATCAGTATAGAACTTTCTCATTGATGCTAGTGATTGTACTTCTGCAATATCTTCAATTAGCTTAGAGTATTCATAATGCTTATTGATTGTTACTGTGACAGCAGTGTTAGTAGCAGCACTCAATGTTACTTGTGTGTTTGCTGCTTTTGCACTTGCTGCACCTCTAGCGGGTACTGGAATATATATAGTATCGCCTTTTTTACCTTTATGTGATAATTTTGTAACTAAATTTGCTGTTACAAGATTTGATTTATACGCACCTATTACTTCATCGCTCCACAACTCGGGGATGAAGTTATTGGCAACTGCTGTTGTTACTTGATTAGAACCTAAAGCCATTTGCTTCTCCTATTAAATGATTATTTAACCCTTCCTTCTGCGTACGCTTCCTGTATTTCATCAGCAAGCGAGGCATATCGGTTTGGGTCTGTAATTTGAAGGTTGATTAAATCAGACCTCCTATACATTTTCTTACCACCTACAGATTGTGTGGAACGAGTTTCAGATACAGTTTGTCGTAATGCTTTATCTACTTTAGCCTTCTCACTTTTCTTAACCTCTTTGGTTTTTTCAACCATATTGACTTTATCATACATGTCAAAGAGCTCAATTGCGTAGTCTGGTCTATAGTCTGTATCAGCTTTACGGAAAATATCTTTTCTAATTTCACTAGCACCTACCCATTCTTGAAAAGTCTTGTCAGCGACACGATTTTCCCAGTCTGGATATGCCTTTTCAAGTACATTCAACTTTTGTTGTTGTTCTTGTTGGGCTGTTTGTTGCCTTGCCTTTAGTACATCTGGATGATTTTCTATAGCTGAGTTTACTGCTTGTGCAGGGTCAGTATAAAAAGCATCTTCAAAACTAACTGCTTCCTCTTGTGGTTCTACAACAGTAGAAGCCTTGTTTTGTGCCTCAAGTAAACTTTGGATTAACTTCCGTTGTTCTCCAACTTCTGTTCCTTGTTTACCAAACGCTGATTCAGCGTTCTGATGCATTTCAATTACCTCTGCCATGCTCTTTCCCGCATACTTAGCTGGTATATCTGCTACATTACCATCAACTTCTGTAACTTGTTCTGGTTCTGTAACTGTTTGTGTTTCTACCTGCGTTTCTGTTATGGGTTGTTCTGGCATTGGTGTGCCTTCTACTACTATACTCATTTTTTCTCCGCCCTCGTAGGGTTGTGAAGTTTAATTATGTTGGATTTCCGTCTTGGAGTTCTTCCAACGCTAGGGTTGTTGATGTATCTAAACTTAATATAAAGTTTATAATACGCAACTGACCTTTGATTGCCCAAAGGTCTTGCTCAGAGTTTATATTATCTATATTAGTAATACTTCCCTCTAAATTCTCTATTTCTTCTACTAAATCTAACCATCCTTCGCTTCTTGTCATCTGTATTCTATCAGATAAGAAAGCCTCGTCTGTCTTTGGCATAGTTACTGTACTCTAGTATTTATATTAGTTGTTCTTCCAGCTTGTTTAGCTTTTGCTAAGTTTAATATAGTTTCAGATTTTAAATGTTCTACTTCTGGAATATTTCTTGCAGTTTCGGAAACTTTATTAGCCATATTTATTTTAGTTTGTTCCATGTTAACAGAATCAGACTCTAATCTAAGGGCTTTTGCTTGCATATCTATCTCTGTTGGCTGTAATGAAGCAGCATTTGCCATATGTAACTGTGCTTTTGCTTGTTCTTCTTGTGCTTCAGCTTGTGTTTTAGCTACATTAGCTTGTGCTTGTTGCATTTGTATATTAATAGCTTGTTGTTGCATATCATCCATTTCTGGATTAGTTTGTTGTCCTTGTTGTAGACCATATACAATAGCATCTCTATTATGTATGCTGGAATTTTGCATCATCGCCAACAGTATAACATTAAATGCAGGTGAATCTTTAGGTATAGCTTGTAACATTTGTACCATTTGCTGCATTTCTAACTCTTTAGCCATAATACCCATAGTAGAGTAAGGCACAAATTTAAAATCAGTAACAGGGTATCTATCAACATCAAATTGTATCTTGCGATACATAGCTTTGTGAATCATTGGTATAAGGAATGTATTTTGAAAGTTCATCAAAGTGCGTTTTTGTCTTTTAATAGACGCTGATTGCATCATTGACATACCACTAGCAGTATCACCACCATTATTCATGTCAGAACTACCAGTACCCATTTGTATCATGTTCTGTAGACTAGCTACTTGGTTAAATGTGCTAGGGTCTGTTTGCCCCATGTCCAAAGGCATGATAGCATCTCTAGGATTACCATTAGTAAGTACAGTTTTACCTGTTCTTATCTCAAATTTAGTTCCACGAGGTAGTCTTGTAGCGTCAGCAGCCATCATAGGCGTAGTAGTCATAGCCAATGAGTCTATCCTTGCTCTCATTTCTGCATCTAACGCTTTTTGTGGGTTATATCCTTTTTCTGCAACCCCCCTACCCCAAAATTTGTTTGGTACAATGTCGTGTTGGTAAGAAACAAAAGGTCTATCTTCCATCATAAAAGCATTTTCTTCTACACGCAAGATATATTCATCATTACATATAGTTACTACTGCTTCTATTAACTCATCTTTCTTTGAATACTCAAAATCATCTTTGTCAACACCTTTTTTCATAAATCTTTTAGGTATCAATCCCCAATACTCTGTAATTTTTACATTGTCAGACTCATCTGCTTGTCTACTTTCCGAGTCAAAGCCCATTTTTACAGTATCGTAATCACCATCAAGAGGTACATCTCTATAAATTCCAGAACGAATACCTTCTACTACATGATATCTAGGTTTAATTACTTCGTGGGCGACACCCAATGCTTCATTAATGCTATTTGCAGCAGGGTCAATAAGAAATTCTTTAGGTGAGATAGGCTCAATCTTTACATCTATAGAAGAATACTCTGTAATACTTCTCATGCCAGTCATTGAACCTTCTATAGGTTGTTCAATAGGGGCTCTTTCAACTGTTTGGTTAACAACTATCTTTGCAATACCTGTTCCGTAAATAGCCCCATTGAGAAAAACTTCTGCTATCGCATCTTTGCAGCCAGTTTTTTCTAAATCTTCTTGCAATAAATTACGGATGTACTCAGCTTCACTATTGTCTTGGTCAAGCATGTCGTCTTGTAAATCAAACCACTTGCCTCTGCCAAATGTAGCTTCCTCGAGCTCCGCAACGGAAGATTCTATTGCCTGTTGTAAGGCGGGTGCTATAATTCTTGAGCGTTCTGCTGTTCTTGTTCTATCAGATTCATCCCAAATGCCACGCCACAGACGATAATACTCATCCCATTTAGAAGTGTAGTTTTGTTCTCTGTGATTTCTCCAACCATCTAGTCTATAGTTAAGCCAACTAGCTAGTGCTTGGTATTGTAATTCTTTCTTATCGTGCATATAAGATTTTCCTCAGAAATTGTTGGCGATTATAACACAAAAACCACTTTTAATGTATGCTATCGCTTAAACTTTCTATTTCAATTGCCCCATCCATAATCATCTTACATATAGATAAGTCTACATTTTCATCATTAGGTAGTAACTTAGGGTCTAAGTCATTTGCTAGGTTAGCAATAATTGACAAAGCAGCTACATACCTTAATCTAATATTAGATGTGTCTTGAGCAAACTCCCAGACATCATCATATTCTTGTTGTTCTAAATCTTCAATATCCTGCCACATCATCCATTGGACTCCAGTCATCTTCTAACTCTATAGTATGTGCGAAGTCGGCAACACTTACTTGGTCTATATACGCTAACGAGTCGAGCAAATCGTCATGTGCTAATCTGTTTGGAAAGTCTAACATCTGGTTTTTAAAATACTTCCAGTCTTTATCTGGGTTAAATGTTATCTGACCATGTTCCATTCTACCTTGTAATGACCAAGTGATTCTATCTAATTTCTTTTTACCACCATGTCGGCACTCTATAATAGATATGAACTGATTCTCTGTCCTCATTTCATCTTCAAGGTAAGGTAATATAGCATTACGCAATGCCCCAGTTTCAATACCTACTGAAGTAGACTCTACCTTCATCGCAGATGAAAGAATTTTTTTGGCTGTTTCTTTAATGTTCCAACGACCATGTAGTATGTCTTTAACCCACCACTTATCTCTATCTATCTTTACAATCGCAATAGCGGTTTCATCTAATCGAGAACGCTTTAAGTTTCTTTCTTTTTCACTATCCTCGTAACCTGCTGGGTCTACCGCTATTACATAGCTTCCTTCAGTTGGTTCTTCATCTACTTTAAACCATTCTTCTTTAAAGATACCACCACTAAATGTTTCAAATGACGCTTCAAACTCTTGTCTAAACGACATTGAGGACATTGACTTACTGGCAGCAGCAATTTCTTTTTCTGATAAGAAAGGGTTATCAATAGAGGTAAACTGAAATGTATCCCAATCTTCATCCTCCTGTGCGTCTTGGTACAAATCAAAGAAGTGATTTTTCCCTGCGGGCGTACCTATAAAGAGTGCCCTACCTTCCACATCGGCAAGTGTTGGCCTTATTATCTGTTCCCAAACAACTGGCTTCATAGAAGCGTACTCATCAAGCACAACATAAGCTAGACCCACGCCTCTTAGAGTTTCTGGTCTATCTGAGCCTTTTAAGTAAATCTTCCTACCATTAATTAGCGTAAGAACCGCAGTATTCTCGTAGGCTTGTAATATTAAATCTCTACCTAACTCTTTTAGCATCGCCCACATAATATCTTTGGCTTGCTGGAATGTAGGGGCTATATAAAATACATCTTTAGAATCAGATTGTATAGCGTTAATTAATAATAACCAAGCAGAAAGGTAGGACTTTCCAAAGCGTCTACCCGCAGCCACAATCTTAAATCGTTTATTAGACTTAAATATCTCTAATTGAGCAGGGTGTAAATCAATGTTAAGTTCACTCATCGAATTTGTCTTTCATTGGTGATGAATCTATATTAACAATAACCTCATCGTCAGACATCTCTTCTGGTTCTATAAGTTCTGCTTCTGGGGTTGAGCCAATCTGTTGTTTAATGCTTTCTATCGAAGCTACATTAATAATAACCTGTGCGTCTGCTTTAGTTCTTGAAGAGTCAACCGCTTTATGAACAGGCAATATTCTATCGAGGCACATTTTTAAACAGTTTACATCGCCCTCTAATGCTTTCTCTAATACTTTAGCCACAATCTCTGGCGACTTAGTAGACATTAATTCTCTTGAAAGAGCAGCATACTTGTTAACAGAGCCCTTAGTTCTTCCTGCGGGGTTTAAAGGTTTCATACCCTTATGGAAGTTAGGGTTTCCTCGTTTCTTCTTTGGTTCTGCCATTAGGCTCGTTATAGAGTTATCTTGAGAGTATTATAGCACAGCTAGGAGTTATGTTTCAAATTTCGTTTTTTGTGCGTTGGAGGTATTATATATATAAAGCCTTGCCAAGCATGGCCCCCCTCTGGGGGTCATTGCTTGTATTTTAATACTTAGCTTCGCTAAGCCCTAGCCTGTAGCTCTTGACCTTATCCCTTTAATACTCAGCTTTGCTGAGCCAAGGCTCGTATGCTCTTGACTTGCTCTGCTGTTTGAGGGCTGGTGATAAGGCTGGCAATAACTGGAGTGCCACGCTAACTCATGTTATTCTAGGCTTATGCTAGCCCGAAGTGAGCCGACTCTTAGGCGAATCCTTCATGCTCTTGCGATACTTAGCGACGGAGGAGCATAGTATCGCCCATTTCTGAGCGGTAAGTAAATGTATGAGGGGTACTAAATATTTGCCCTCTATAAAAAGATTATCTACCACGAAGCAAAGCACTAGAATATATTTTCTTTATTAGAGATATATTAAATGGCTTGTTGTTTTGTCTGTATCTGCAAAGCGTATATTGTAGCTGATAAAGTGGTTTTCTGTCAATCAATTGTTTAACTATATTTTAATCTGGACTACTAGATAGTTGGCTGTGGTTCTATAGAAACATTCTACACCTGTGAGAATTTGATATAATAGAACCAGTTACAAAGAAAGACGGCAATTCCTAAGAAGAAACTTTTTTTTACTACGGAGAAACAAAATGCAACAACTAAAAATACAATTAATACCACACGGAAAAACACCTAGTAACACATCAGCAAATATCTGGTTTCTATTAAAAGAAAATAAATATTTTGAAATCAATAATTTTACAGAAACAAATGCCAACGACTCAACAAAAGAAGAAGAACATTTTATTGTAATAGATTTTGAAATGAAAAATTTTCAAGAAGTCCATTATGTAATTAATTCTTTACAGGGTTTAGGTTTTATTGAGTCTAACAAATCTTACGATTAATTTTAACGGGGGCGAAAGCCCCCAACACAAACGGAGAAATAAAAATGATTACAAGAGTATGCAGAGATGATTTTGAAAGAGCGTTCAAAGACTCACAATATGAAAATAATTTTAGCGGTCTTGGTCTAATGGTTTTATTTGACTACTTAGAATTAAGAGAGGAGCAACAAGGCGATGATTTTGATTTTGAAACTTGGTCAGTTTGCGAAGATTACAAAGAGTACGAAAGTTTTACAGATTTTTTTGCACAGCATGGCGAGTATACAAAATACCAAAACATCGACGAGTTAGCAGACGAATATAATGTTTTAAAAATTAAAGATTGGCAAGACAATGGAGAAGGTTTCATTATTGAATTGTTCAACGAGTAACTCCGTAATAAAACCATCGCGTTTTATCCCCCCACTGATTTATTAACGGGGGGTTTTTTTTGTCTATCGATTTTCGCACTAGCTCTTTCATTGTCGATTAGCTTTTGCTTTCGCTCGGTTGTTTCTGTTCTTTGAAACATTAAGAGCATAGACTAAGCCGACAGGCTTACCTTATTTCTTTTGCTCTTGCTCTTAGTGAAGCGTCTTAGCTGAAACCTTCACGCTCTTGATTTGCTCTACTAAAACTGAGCCGACTTAGGCGAAACCTTTACGATTTCTAAAAAAAAATTTTCCCCTGCGGGGCTAAGAGAATGACTCGCTAATCGCTCGGCTATGATAGAGCAAGAGCAAATCAAAAGCACATCAAGAACAAGAGCCATCGGCCAGAGTGAAAAGCTAAGAGCGAAAAAATACCCGACTAAATTAGTCAGGTATTAAGTAGGAAGGTAAATTATTTTTTGAATGGCACTCCCATTTCTATCATTAGATTTTTGAATTGGTCATAAACTTTTTGCTTGTTACCTTTCAAATTAAATTCAGATTTAATTCTTGAGTAACAACTTTTACCTCTAGTAAGTTGATGCCCTGAAAATTTTATCTCAGTTTCTAAACCAATTAATAAGACATGCAATCTGTAACCATGTATCTGTTCTGGTGTGTCCAAAATTATACTCATTATTTTTTCCCCTTTAAATTCATAATTTGAAATATTATATAATCTCTTTCTTGCTTACTTAATATGCCACCTTTATAATTAGTTTTGATGTGATGTTTTTTCATTAGTTCTTTTATGCTTGTTGGTATATTATTTATTTGTTTCATTTCTTACTCCGTAGTTAAAAGGTTTCTTACTTTGTATCTAGTACAAAGTATACCATAGGTATAGATAAGTTGTGTACTTATTTAATAAATAAATCTAAAATAAATTGGATTAATTTTAACCTATCTTAGCCTTGATTTAAGGGTACTTTATTTTTAGTGGGGTAATGCTATAGGTACAAGGGCGTTCGTTGAATTGGTACTCTCAAGAAACAAAAGTTTCTTCTTAGGAAACTATATTCCTATAGAACCAGATGGGATAAAGTGGTAGTCCAGATTATAAATAGGTGGTAAATAGTTATTTACTTATGGTAAACTTAGTTCAGTAACAAAGAAAAATCTTATAACTATATGGAGTACGAAATGACAGAAGAAAGAAAAGCCAAGATGATGGAAGCCTTAAAAGATAGCCAAGAAATGGCAACATCAAAACAACTATGGGTAATAAATACTTTATGCCTTGAGCAACAAAAAGAATATGCTTTACCTTTAGGAAAGTATGAAGCGTCTTTAATTATTAGTGATTTAAAACTGAAGGAGATAGTATGAAATTATCAGACGCACACATGGAAGCAACAGAACTTTGGGCAGAGGTTGGAAACCAGCCACTAAGAAATGATATAGAAACACCCGAAGATTTTATAGAACTAGGCAACGCTTTACTAACAGGCAATGAGAAATATGTTAAGGCTTTCCTAGAAATTTATACAACATTTAACAACAGGAGTAAATACTAATGAGTGATTTTAAAGAGATGTTATTCTCAGAAACTATTAAGCCTTTGAACTGGCAAGACTTACAAGCCAGAGATGAGGAGTTGCAAAAAGAAATTGATGAGCAACTTGAACAAGATGATAAGCAACTTGAACAAGATGATAAGTATCAAGATGTTGGAATGTCAAGGTCAGATTTTTATAGCGGGGGTACATTCTGATGAGTAAAATAATAATAGATATGCCAACTAAAGAATTAGAAGATGCAATGCGATATAAACTTGAACATCATTTTGACGAACAAGAAGCCTTGAAAGAAGCACTCGAAAGAGATGATGAATATGAAGGTGATAATTTAAACTAACAAGGAGCGACATGAAAGAAGATAACATTTATAAAGCAATACTACAAGCAAGAGGAATGATTGGTTCAGTTAAGAAGAACGCCAAGAACCCATTCTTTAAATCTAACTACGCAGATATTAACAATGTGATTGAAACAATTGCACCAGTCTGCGACTCATTGGGTATTTGTTTTACTCAATGTCCAAAGGTAACAGATGGCAATGCTGATGTGTTAGTAACAAGGCTAACACTACTAGCTAACCCCGACTCATTCATTGAGTCAGAGATTAGATTGTTCCTACCTACCGCAGACATGCAGAAGTTAGGCTCGGCAATAACTTACGCAAGGCGATACGCTTTGATAAGTATGTTCGGATTAGAAACAGAAGATGATGACGGGCAGTCAGTAACTAAACAACTAACACCAACGCAGAAAAAGAACCAAGCTATTGTCAAGGCGATGGATAAATTAGTTGAGGCACACAAGAACAAAGACATTGAAACTGCTACTAATATATATGAGTGGGCAGAAGATAATGAATATGGTCAAGTGTTAGACAAACACATACAACTATTTGGAGAATGATATGGCATTAAAAACCACAATAGATATGGCTTTATTAAAAGCAATGATGTTAGATAAAGTCTTAGAATTTTTGCAAGAAGAATCACAAAGTGAATCATTTCTTAATGCAGAACAAGCACAACACATGCTAGATTATATAGGTAGCATGTTGATTGTAGAACTATTACAAAATAAGGAGTATGACAATGCATCTTAGTAAACAAGAACGAAGAATCTTAAATCAATTTCAGATGAATGAGATTAAAGATTTAGATGAAGATGGTTTTGTCGGTAAGTATCACCGATGGGGAGCAGTCAATCCAATGGACGCATGGAACAAGTGCGGTGTTTATAGATTGTCGGCAGTCATCCATACCCTTAGAAAAAAGGGCTGCGAAATTATAACAAGAGATAAGAAAGTACAAAACCAATTCGGTGAAACATGTACTGTTGGTGAGTACCTCTTTGATATAGGAAGGGGGAAAACATAATGTCTAAAGATGATGAACACTTTATAGAACTAGCAAACTTTCTACCACTAGAAGATTTGGCTAGATTAATTGAAGTTAACCGAGATAGAATTATAGTATTTAATGAGGGTACTGCAACAGTAGACAATCTATCAATAGATAATAATGTATGTATGAATGGAACATCTATTCAAATCACAGTCAATGATAATGCCTAAGAATGAATGGCATCAAGCTAGAGGTGAGATGTTACTTTACAGTAAAGATTATTTGGTAGATGAAATAGCAAGGTTAAAAAGAAAATGTATTCGTTATGAAAAAAGATTAGATTATATTTGGAATGACGATACACTTCTTAATTATCAGAAAGAAATAGCACTACATAAAGAGTTTGTAAAGTATGTTAGTGCTAAGAATTATAGTGTATAATAACTATTTATAATAACAATCCGAAGGAGGATTAAATGGAATACGATAACACAAACCGAGGTAGCATTTGGAAAAACCTCAAGAGAGATAGCGACAAACACCCACACTTAACAGGCACTTTAAATGTAGAGGGCAAAGAGTTTTGGGTATCAGCATGGGCAAAGGATAAAGAGGGTAACCCTAAAGCACCTGAACTAACCTTTAGTATTAAACCTAAAGATGTACAGTCAGCACCAGCCGAGCCATTCCAAGCCAAGGTTGAAGATGACGACATGCCATGGTAACAAGTAATACTAACACTCGCAATGGAGCAAAACCATTGCGGGTTTACACACTCGATGATGGTACTCAATGGACTGTCTACGAAATACTTAACAAAATAAAAAGCAAGTGGAAGAATAAAGATGTGGAATTATCTTTAGTGAGGGCTAGAATACAAAAACATACAGACCCTGACAAAATATTTGCCAAGCCAATCTTAACTAGACCACGAACTCTGTTAACTAAATCACAAAAAGAAATTGACAGAGAAATGATGAACTTAGCTTTGAGGAATATATGAATAATATTATTTGTCCTTGTTGTGGACACAAAATAACAACAGATAAAAACATTAAAGCACATCAGCCCCATGAAGAAAAAGCCTTTGAAACATTTAGAAGTAACTACAAAGGTAAGAAGCGTGGACTTCATACAGAGTTTGACAACTTTAAGAAACATAAAGATTGGAGAAGTGTTCTACCTAAACTTCATGCAATGAATATAAAGTGGGGATGTGAAACAAAATACATACCACACTTAGCAACATTTATTAACCAACGCAGATGGGAAATGGTAGAAGATGTTAAGCCTACTGTTAATCCATATGGGGAACAACATAACTGGAGTACAAAATGAGTAAAAAATATTATGTAAGAGGTAAAGAAATTGATTTAGATTATTGGACAATATTACTTACCGATATAGATGGACTTGATGAAGATGACTATGAATATGCAACGGATAGACATGGAAAAATACTAGGTGTAGCATGGGAAACAGAACTATGAACTCACATGACGCAGAAGAACAAGTCATAGGTGGCATACTAATTGAAAACGCTAACCTTAAATGGGTACTAGCAACTGGTTTAGATGGTGCTGATTTTTCAGACCATAACCTAGCCCAGTTGTGGGAATACATTATTGAAATGACTGATGAAGGTTTACATATAGATGCTCTTACTACTAGAGATTATATTAATAGCCAAGGAAATCATAGTGGGGAGTGGACTAGCTTTCCTTACCTTGCTGGTCTAATGGAAAATTGTATTGGTACTGCTAACATAGAAGTCTATGCTAATCACATTCGTGATACTAGAATTAACAATGATATTGATAAACTAAAACAATCAATAAAGTATGACAACTATCAACAAACAGTAACCGACATACAGAAACTAGAACTTGACCTAGCTAAAGATGAAGAAGGGTCAATGCTTAATGTAGTAGGCAAGACCATTGAGTACATAGATGACATGCACAAAAATGGTACTGGTTTGTCAACTGGTTTCGATAGTATCGATAGTCTTTTGGGGGGAATGAGAGGGGGTACGCTGACAGTTATGGCTGGTAGGCCAAGCATGGGTAAGAGTACACTCGCCCTCAACATAGCCAACAACATGGCAACTAGGAATAAGAATGTATTGTTCTACTCACTAGAGATGCAACAAGTACAGTTAATGATGAAGATTGTAGCTAGTGAAACAGACATTAACCTTAACAAAGTAGACAACAACACACTATCAGAAGATGAAAATGACAGGTGGTACAGAGCATTAGCCAAAGCGGGAGACAAAACTATGACCATACTAGATCGAGGTAACATATCAGTAAGAGATATAGTATCTAAAGCAAGACAAATGAATGGTCAGACTGGCATTGATTGTATTGTAATTGACTATCTACAGATAATGAAGTATGATAAAGGCAAAGAGATATCAGAACTGGGTAACATAACTAGAGAATTAAAGTATTTATCTAAGGAACTAGACATACCCATAATTCTATTATCTCAGTTGAGTAGGGGAGTAGAGCAGAGGGAAAACAAACGCCCTCTTATGAGCGACCTACGCTCTTCTGGTGAGATTGAGCAAGATGCTGACTGTATTATTATGGTCTATCGTGATGAGTATTACAACAAGGAAGAGTCAGAGGATAAAGGTATGGCTGAAATTATTGTAGCTAAGAACAGAATGGGTCAGATTGGCTGGGTCAAGTGTAAGTTTGAGGGTCAGTATTCTAAATTCTCAGACGAGGAGCGTAACTTATATGACAAGTAAAATCACACAATCAGCAAGGGGTAAGCCTTGCCAAGTTAGATTACATGGGTGTATGCCCGATAATGAAACCGTAATCTTTGCACATATGAATGGTGGGGGAATGGCAAGGAAACAAGCAGACCTCTTTGGAATGTATGCTTGTCTTAATTGCCATGATATATATGATGGTCGTAAACATCTTGACCCACCAATAGAAAATGAATGGTTAGAGTTGCAAGTATTGAGGGCGGTAATATGTACACAAAAAATACTTCACAGAGAAGGTTTGATTAAGTTAAAATAGAGGGTACTTTAATAAGAGGAGAAGTATATGGAAGAAATAAAAGAGTTAGTAGATAAAGTTTTAAAGAATAGAAGTCTAACAATTTTTCTAGGCATTGTTGTTCTAGCATTAGTTATGGGATGGGTCGGTGGATAGAGAGCACGACATTGTAAACAACCCTTCACACTACACGCAAGGTAAGATTGAGGTTATAGATTTTATCATTGACCAAAAGATGGATTACCTTACTGCGTCAGCTATGAAATATTTATGTAGACATAGCCATAAACATAAAGGTGAAGGGCAAATAGAAGATTTAAGAAAGGCAAGATTTTATATTAACAAATTAATAAACTCTCTTATGGATGATGGAGTACAATGACAAGTAGAAGTATTCATAGAGACAAACCTAAAGAAGCAATCTTCAAAACTTTAGTGCAAGATTATTTTTTAGAAAATCCTAGCACTAAGGAAGCAACCATTTCTATTGGCAAGACCAAGAGAACAGACGCTCAGAATAGATTGTACTGGTGCTGGGTAGGTATCATGTCTAAAGAAATTGGTTATGCTAAACAAGAAATGCACCTTATCTTAGCGGATATGTTCTTAACTAAGATATCTTTTACAACAAAAAAAGGCAAGACAATTGAACAGATACCATCAACAACAGAACTAAAAGTTGATGAGTTTATAGATTACATTTGTGAGATAGATATGTTAGCGGGTGAACAAGGAATTAAATTACCTCACAATGATGACTATAGAGTAGTAACACAGTATGACAGATGAACTAGATGAAATCCTTATTAACCTTAAAGATGCATTAGAATTAGCAAGAGAAGAAGATACACCAAGAGATATGGAAATAAGATTTATGTTAACACTAGCAGTTAACAAACTTGAAGCACACATACAAGATGATTTTGGATATCAATACAACATCTCATCGTTTTGATATAAGTCCTGTACCAGCATCAAGACCTCGGGTCAGTAGGTGGTCTACATACTACCCAAAGAAGTACACTAAGTTTAAAACAGACATGAAAGCACTAACAAGTGAGTTGGATACGACTCCCTGTGAAACCCTAGTCTGTGTTTCAATAGACTTTATGGTAGAGATACCTAAGTCATGGTCAAAAAAGAAGAGAGAGGAATGTCATAACACCTACTGTAATAACAATGCTGACATTGATAACTACATTAAGGCAATACTAGACAGTCTAAATTCTGTTTTTTTCGTGGACGATAAACAAGTTGTGGAGATTTTTGCTAGAAAGTTTTACAGTAAAGACCCACATATATTATACAAACAAAAGGAGATATTAAAAAATGACGAGGGTAGAATTATGTGAAGCATTGGCAGTAGATTACGCAAGAAGAGCGTCAGTATTAAGTATGAAGTTTGAAGAGGCTTATAATAAATACTTAAAGAGATGTGAGATACGAAGCTACGAGAATCTATTTCAACAGTTTAGTCATGGTAATTTGTTAACCCTTACCTCAAATGTACAAAAAAAGTACAGTCAAAATGAATATATAATATCTGTATCAGATGATGATTGCGAGGATGGTGTATGCAAACTTTAATAATAATAGTAGTATTACAATTGGCAATAACTGTATTAACAGGATGTAGTCAGTTAGATAATAAGATGGCACAACAAAAAAATATATCTCAGAATCTAACATGCCAACCAGTAGACGCAACAGGATGTATAGGATGGACTAAATAGATTCTATTTACTGGTGTATAATTATCATTTTAAATAGAGTAACCAGTATGAACGAAGCAACAGAACAGATTAATCTAAAGATTAACAAGAGAGATTTAAAGTTTATAGATGCAAAGGCTGAGAGATATGGAATTAGTCGCTCATCTTTGCTGAAGATATTTGCATTAAACGGAGAGTTATCCGTAGCAAATTTAAATAGGGATAAATTAAGACTACCAGTTACCTAGTTATGACATCACCTTACAAAACAGGTTGGCTTAAAAGACGATATACTTTTGAAAAGATGGGTTTAACAAGTTTACGACAAGATTTAACACCCAGAGTACAACGAAGAAAATTAGAAAGAGCTAAACAAAAGATAAGATAGACTAGTTTTCGGGGGGATTTCTCACCATGAGTACATCGTGGACACTATACTGCCCCCATAGTTTATGAAGGTATAGTGTAAGTTAAGACTGCGTTGATGTGGGTATGTACAATCAACAAGGCGAGGGTTATAATATTCCCTTTTTGGCAAGTTTACCTGTACTTGTGCCACAGAACAGGTATCTATTTATACTTCTTTTCCCATTCTTTAGCACTTAACATGCGTCTTTCGTTGTGTGGAACGCTTGGTTTTTCATATACATCAGAGAATGTCTTGGCTTTACGAGTAGTAGGGTCATCAATATGTGGGTTAGCAGTCATATCTTCTTCAAGAATAGTCTGTAACTTACTTCTATCTCTCCATCCTAACTCACGACCATACCCTTTAGAGCCATAAATATTGTCATAGACAAACTTTGCTTGGCTATTTTTACCATCATCAAGGTCAGACTTTTTAAGCCAGTCCATGTAATCTCTCTTGTGGCTACCAGTAAATTGAAATAAACCATACCCTTTACCACCTCTTTCTTCTTGCGTGTGGCTATATGTTCCACCTGTTTCTACATCTATATTACCCATGATAGCAGGAATATCATCCGACTGAAATCCTGCTCTTAATAAAGCATCAATTGTTTCTTGCTCGTTGTCAGTAAGCATACCCATACTAGCCAAACAACTTTTTGATATCAGCAGAAATACCCAAATCTTCATACTGTTCTTTATCTTCTTCTTTAATTTTTTCATAGTTTTGTTCAGATGGATTCCATACTAGAGTAGGTTCTTTAACCCATGCTGGCTTATTACCATACATTTCCATAGCTTTATCATACCCTTCTTGAGTTTTCCAGAAGTCATCTTTTGTATCAACACTACTTGTACCCCCCTCATCTTGAGTCATACCCATAGTGCGTTCAGAAGGTTCTTCCATTTCTGCATCAGCCATAATAGAACCATCTTCCATTTCATGGAATCCTTCTGGTACAGCCATTTGTTTTTTAGTAATTAAATCATCATCAACACCAATAGCAACTTTAGCACTTAAAGGTATAGCAATACCATCAGCATCAAACTCTTGTATTTCTGGCTCTGAAGTTTCTTCACCTTCTTTAGCTGCTTTAGCTTTATAATCTTGTGCTTCAGATAAATCTTTATCCATTGTATTAGCATCAGCCATTTGTTTAGCAGTAATCATACTGCCTTCAGCATCTCTATTGCCTGTTAATCCACGATTTCTATCAATGTTAACTGCTTCGTCTAGAATGTTAGGCTCTGGTACTGCTTTTGCAGCAGCTATATCAGCTTTAGCTTGTGCTATTTCAGCTTGTAACTCTGCCATAGTTTTGTTTAGTTCTTCTAATCTTAGTTCTGGGTTCATTTTGTACTCCTAGTATATTTTAAATTTACTTTTATTGTCTGGCTTTCCATACCTAGGGAAACCAATAAAACCTAATACTGCTTTTTCAAACATTTTATAACCAACAGGAACATCATCATCTGTTAATGCTTGTTTAAATGGACTAATTGATATTGGTGTTACTTTATTTCCAAACCAATTTGCCCAATCTTTAGGGTCTGCCTTGTTAAAAGTAGGCCCTGTAATACTACCACCATGTTTAAGTGATACCCATTGTTTACCAAACATAATTTCCATTGCTGCTTTAGGTAACGAAGCACCTTTGTTTAATGCTGTGTGCATAGGGCTAGTTACCCAATGCATTGGCTCTGCAATCTGTTTTGATATAACTAACTCTTCACCATTTCCTAATTGTAATCTACCAGAATACCAAAACTCTTGTAAATTAAATTCTGTTCCTTCTTCTGCAAAAGCCTTATGTATCATCCAAGCAAACATAGATGTTGATACACCTGCTCTAAACATATAACCCATGTACATATTCCACTCACCAACTTCTTTAGCAGTAAGTTTTTTACCTGCTAATACTTTTGAACCTAGATTTTTAGTCATACCTAAACCTTTAAATCCAATATTAATATTAGATATAGTCCAGTCTGGTGATAACAATAACCAATTAGATAATGATTTTTTAGTAGGTGTTGCTGCCATTGCAGCCCATTGATAGAACACACCTTTAGGATTACTAGCATTTTCTATTGCTAATTGTTCCCATTGTAAACTTAATGCATTAAAATTTTGTCCACCATAAGCATCATTTGCAAATTGTGCTGCCATTAATCTAGCTTCTGGTTCTGGTATTTTTAAAGTACCTTCTTCTGTTTTTACAAATCTACCTAATCCTCTAGCTTTTCCAGTCATTAATCTTTCTTTCATTGTAAGATAAGTAAACATTTTAGAATGGTCGTGTATACCATCCCATGTAATTTTATCTACCATGTCTTGAAATTTACCAAGTGGTTTTAATCTTCTGTCTAAAAAATCTTTAACTGTTCTGTAACCAGCGTTAGTTAATTCATTTGTTTTAGCACTACCAATACCTAACCTAGCTTCTACTATTTCTCTTATCATTTCTGCGTGTACAAAATCACCTTTAAGGTCTACTAAATCACCATCCATATTTCGTACTTTCATAACTTTACCATTGTTATCTCGCATTACTGCGTTTAAATCATATCTTGCATCTAAAAATTCTTTAACTTTTTTACGAGTTTTTATACCTTCGCTAGTAAATCTATGTGTTAAACCACCAGTATAAACTCCAGATAAAAGTAATGCTTGAGCATGAAACAAAGAAGCTGATAATACAATTCGTTTCATTGCATTGTTAAGTGTTGCTGCTTTACCAGCAAATCCTGTACTTCCTATACTTGGAGAATAGAAATCTTCAATTGCTTTTTTAATTAATGGGTGTAGTAATTTACCTTTAAGAGCAGGCATTTCACTTACTCTATATCCATTAGCTTTTGCAAGTTTAGCATCAGCAACATTAGCAATATCTACTGCTATACCAATAACATCATTACCAATTCTATACCCAGCACCATCTAAATGTTTAACAATTTCTTTTCCAGCTAGAATTTTTTGTAATGACTGTGTATAACCAGCAATAATTTTAACAGGGTCAAATACAATGTTCCTATCTTTACCAATCTGTTCTATAGTTTCAAAGATTTTTCTTTGATTAGCAAAGTTAAATTTCTTTGCTGCACCTAATTCATTAAAAGCTGCATTTAATTGTATTCTTTCTTTAGTAGTTATTTCTTTTCCAAAGATATGTGTTACATAATCTACAATATGAGATTCATCTCTAAGAATTCCAGCTTCATTAGCCATCTTCCAAAACTTTTCCATTGAGTTATGATAGGCTGTTACAGCTTCTAAATATTCAACACCATGTTTTGCTGCAATATATTCTTTATGTGTTTTATATTTCCCTTCTAATTTTTTTGGATAAACTTTAGAAAAATTTTCTACATTTGATAGAAATTCTTTTTGTTGTGCTGGTTCTTTAATAATTCTTTGAATTAATTTACCAACCATAGTAGCATCTTTTTGCATACCTTCTTCAAGCAGCTTACCTTTGTCAGCTATTTGATGTCCTACTTGTTTCATCTTAGCTTTTTGTACATTAATACCTTTAAATATAGTACCTCTAGCTAAACCAAATGTTAATGCTCCCATAAAAGCAGCCATAGTTTTATCTTCATCAACATATAATGCTGAAGCAACTGCACCAATAGCTGCTGCTTTAGCTATCTTACTTCCCGAAGGTTTGCCTGCTTTACTCATAATGTCAATCTCTGGTAGGATAACATTAAAATCTTCTGGGTTTTTAGGTGGTGCTTTATAATCTGGTTTTGACATATTCTTTTGACCTATATCAAACTCTTCATATGCACCCCACTTTCTATCTTTTTGTGGATTAGTTTTTGCATTTTCATTTCTAACCCACCATCTTTCTGGATTTCTTTGACCACTTA